CTTGGATACCGTACCGCTGCATAGCGGCAGCATCCTGCGCTTGACCTGCCTGTAAGACGGGAGCCGGGGCGACGGTGACGCCGCTGTAGCCTTGGAACTGCGGCACGCTGACCTGACCGCCCGAGAGCAATGCGCTGATCTCGTTGACCGGGATGCTGCGGATCGCCGCCTGCTGCGCCAACGCTTGCTGCACCGCCGTGTTGTAGAACTGCTGCTGTGCAATGTTCTGCTGGAACTGCTGTTGTTGGGCGGCGTTCTGTGCGGCAAGACGCTGAAAGTCAATCGCCTGATTTTGCGCGAGGGCTTGGTTACGCAGTTGCTGGTAATCCATGACCTGCCCAAATTGCTGCGCTTGGACTGCATTTTGCGCGGCTTGTTGGGCAAGAGCGCGTTGATACGCCTGCGCTTGCGCTTGGTTGTAGAACTCGGCCTGTGCGCCTGACTGTGCCGCCTGCTGCTGCTGACGGGCAAGGTTAAACTCTGCGGCCTGTTGCTGTTGTGCAAAGTTTTGTGCGGCGGCAGCGTTCGCCATCTGTTGTGCCTGCTGGCCCATGCCAAACTGCTGCAGCAAGGCTTCGCGGTTAAACTGCTGCCCTGCCATCGCCTGCTGGTAGGCTTGCTGCTGCGCTTGGTTAAACGCTTCACGCGAGGCCAACGCTTGCTGGAAGTTCTGCGCCCCAGCGGCATTGATGATCTGCTGCAACTGCGCCTGCTGACCGAACTGCTGTCCACCAAGTTGCGCGGCGAGTTCTGCGGTGCCTTGAGCCTGACCAAAGCGCTGTGCCTGTGCGGCACGCTGCGCTTCTTCGGCGGCAAGGGCTGACTGCAGGTTCTGCTGAATTGCTTGGTTCTGCGCCTGCTGCGCGGCCTGCGCTTGGGCAAAGTTTTGCGCGATAGCGCGGTTGACCGATTCTTGCGCCTGTTGCCCCGTTTGGAACGAGGCCAGTTGCGCCTCTCTGCCAAACTCACCCGCCGCAAGACGTTGGGCAAACTGCTGGGCTTGCGCTTCGTTAGCGAACTGCCCAGAAGCCAACGCCAACTGCGTGTTTTGTGCGATAGCCTGATTGCGAGCCTGTTCGGTCTGCATTCCTGCGCCAAACCGCGCAAGTTCTGCCTCTTGACCAAACTGCGCCCCGGCTAAACGCTGCTGGAATGCCTGCTGCTGCGCTTGATTGGCGGCGGCTTGCGTGGCAAGTGCCTGCTGGACGTTCTGGCCGAGGCCGACGTTGTAAAGACCCGCCTGCTCCATGCCAGCGCCAAAGCCTTGCAGTTGCGCTTGGTTGGCGAACATCGCACGGGCCTGCTGTTCGGCAAAGCCCTGCTGACGGGCCGCCTGATCTAGCGCAATACCCTGTGCTGCGGCTTGCAGCATCAAGTCGTTTTCTTTCTGCGCCTGCGCTGACATCGCGGCGTTAAACGCCTCACCGCCCGGTCGCAGACCTTGGTTAACGAGTTGCGTGTATAGCGCCTGACGCTCACCCTGCAACTGTGGCGCGAGGCGCGACATGATCGCCTGCTGCGCCGTGGTGCCTGCCTGCACAGGGGCGGCGGCCAGTCCTTGTAGGTCAATCTGGCCCTGCAACTGCGGGCCTTGGACAAACTGTTGGGCGTAGCCAAACTGCCCCTGCGCGGGGGCCGCTTGCGGGCCGCCAAGCCCTGACACATCAAGCCCGCGTAACTGTGGGCCTGCGACGGTGCCGCCTTGCGCTTGACCAAACTGGCCGACACCACCTTGGATGCCCATGAGGCCAGAGGTGTCCAACCCACCAAGTTGTACGCCAGCGGGGCCACCGCCTGCGAAACCAAATAGCCCCGCATACGGGCCGCCCTGCGCCATGCCAAACTGGCCTGCGCTGACGCCTTGGCCGACGCCACCCACGCCTGTGTAATCTGCGCCGTATTGCTGCGGGATGCCGATGTAACTTGCGCCTGCGGGGGTGAAACCCATTTCGCCCACCGCCGTCTGCGGGCCGCCATACTGGAACGCTGCAAGCCCGGGCGCGGCAGGGCCGCCTGCGGCTCGCTCACCTGTCCCGATCTGCGCTGGCAGCCCTTCGGTATAAAAACTAGTTTGCGGCGCAAAGCCTTGAGCGCCGGGCGCATTTTGCAGACCGCTCGTTGCAAAGCCCATATCCACATAACCGGCTTCGCCGCGATACGGAATGTAACTGCCCGGGGTCGCTACCGCGCCTGCGTAATCTACGCCGTACCGCAAACCGGGGATGCCCTCTGGTCTAAAGGCCGAGGCAATACCGAGTTGCGACAACCCGCCTGCTGCGCCTGCTGCGGCCTCACTTAACCCAAGTTGAGCGCGTTCTTGCGCCTCAATAGCGCGTTGCGCGGTCGGCGACACGCTTTGGATGATTGTGGGTTGCAAATATCCCAATGTTCCCGCATCGCCTGTTGCGCCCCCTGCGCCGCCCAGATTTGGGTACGTTCCGTCATACGCCGCGCCAACATCACCGGTTGTGGAGGGGCCATAACGGAACGCGGTTTCGCGCTCTGCATCAGCAGGGGATGCCCCTGATGCAATCATGTTTTGATAAAAATTTTGCCGCGTACCGCCCGGTGCAATGCCTGCGGGCGCACCTGTCGTTGACGGTTGCCCCATCGCCTGATTGGCGTAGTTGAAAACAACCTGCTGCCGCCCGTAAGGCGTGATGATATTGGGATTTGACAGAATTGCCGAGGTCTTTGCCGCCTCTAGGTTTTCCTGTCCTTGTTGTTTGGCAAGCGCTGCGTAATCAGGCGCTGGCGGTGGCGCTGGCGATCTTTTGCCCATACCGAGGCTCCAAGTATCGACACTTATCGGGTGTCTGCGTCATCAAAACAATGTCTCCAGAGTCGTGCGCGGCACCTTTAATCCGCGCTTCTTCCGAAAACCCCATCTTGCTGACCAATGCGAGCGCCCGGGTATGGTTGCTGCTGATTGGCCCTATGATCTTATCAACATTTGCGACGTTGTACGCATAGTCATACACCGCCGCCATATACGCTGGGGTAACCCGTTCCCACGCTATGTGGCAAACCACGGATCGCCCGTTCCAATTCTCGTAGACCGTCCCTGCGACGATCTTGCCGTCACGCTCAAGGCCGATAGCGGTTGAGCGGTTAGGGTCAAACGCACCCTCTGTCTGCGCCGTGACCCATGCCCCAACATGGGGGCCGCTTACGATGCGCCAGCCCATCCGAGTTGGTACACGATGTCAGTAGAGGCCCACTCCAGCGTCAGGTTTTTGCTACTGCTGTTGAAATTTACGGCAGCGCAGTACCCGATGCCTTGCAGACCCGTGAAGTTGTTGGACACGACCGTATCCGACCCCCAGATCGCCTGATCCCACAAGCCTACATCCCACAAACCATAGGCCGTGGACGAGAACGACAAGGGGCCAACGATGTCGGCGGTCTGAAAATCTACATTGACGCCAATGCTGATCGCAGGCTGACCGTTGCTGTAGATGGTCGGGCGGCCACGGGTAAAGTATTTGATGACACCGCGTGTCTCAAAGTAGTTAAACGCCTGCAGCGCCCGCGTCGGGATCGCCGCGCCGTTGTCGTTAAAACCGCCGCTGCCGCTTGCCGTTGTCCAGCCCTGCGCGACCGAGCCGCCTGTGCCGAAATAAGGCGTGTCGTTAAGTAATGTCCAACAGTTTGCGTACCAGCCCGTAAACCGACACCACGCTTTTGTGATGTTGTTCATCACAAATTGCTGTTGCTGGCCCGTGCCTACGGGGACATTGACAATTAGGGCATTGTTGAGCGGGTTATAAAGCAATCCCCACCCAAAGTTGTCTTTGTAGGTACGCGTTGCTGCTGCAAAAGCGCCTTGTATCTTGTCTGACAGCGCCACCTGCGGGTCTAACCGTGATGACTGCAGCGCCGAGGCGAGCGGAATCAGTCCGTCCAGCGTCAAAAGCAGCAAATCACCGCCATATTTCGCCACGCAACGCCGCGAAACGGGTGCGCCGACCTGCCAAACGCCAATTAGCGCCCATGTAGACGCGCTGGAGGGGTCGGTGCCACGGTAAACAATAATTTCGCCCTGATCGGTGACAAAAACGAGGTTGTCGTCAACGCCGTATCCAGCGTCAATCGTCCACGTTGCCATCGCCCGCAAGGTGCCGCCGTTACGCGCTACCGATGACAGGTCTAGGACGTTCGCCGCACCACCCACCGATGCCGTGGGCAAATACCACGCCTTGAGCGTGTCCTTTTGGATAAACCACATCCTGTTTTTGAACAGGGTGGGCGAGGTCAGCGTGGTGGTTGTGACGCCTGTAATCGCAGGGGTGGATGCGCCCGTGATCGCCGTCCACGTTGTGCCGTCATAAAGTCGTGGCGCGTCTACGCCGTTTGCGGCGTACAGGTAACTGCCGCCCGAGGTCGTGATATTTACCGACTCCCAACGGCTATCCGATAGCCCTGTAACTACCGCTGCGCCCACAACGCCAGAGGTTGTTACATCAAAAATGCTGCCCCCTGCGATGGCAAACATCTTGTCGTTTGCCCCGCCGTTGTAGGTCATCAGGGTTTCAACTTGCCCCGAAATGCCCGTAACGTGCGGCGTGTAGCCGCCTCGTATGCCAACGCTGGAGACACCCGGGAACAGGTTATCTAACGTCACCGCATCGGTCGGGGCCATGTTGGCAAGCGAGTCGCGGGCGTTCCAGCCACCCACGGGCGCGGGCAACGAGGCGACGTTGTTGCTCGTCCTTTGGATTAGCCGTCTGCGAACGGGCGAGGCCATTATGGTAACATCCCCATAGTCATACCAAGGGGATTCTTATGGAAAACTGGAAGGCTATTGTTGGATTTGAGGGGTTGTACGAGGTTTCGGATCATGGCCGCATACGCTCCATTAAAACTGGGCGCATTAAGGCATACACCAAACACATTTATGACACGCGGCCATTTATGAATTTGTGGAAAAATGGCAAACAAAAAATTATGCGCCCACACACGTTGGTGCTGACGGCTTTTGTTGGCCCGCGCCCGCAAGGAATGGAGTGCTGTCATAACAACGGTGACCCGTGGGATAACCGCCTTGAAAATTTGCGCTGGGACACCCCGCGTAATAACCAATTGGATCGCATTAAACATGGCACCTCCAATTGCGGAGAGCGATGCGCTGCGGCCAAATTGACTGAAGCGCAAGTGCGGGCTATTCGCGCCGATACCCGACTTCAACGCGAAATCGCTGCGGAATATGGCGTTAGAGAAAACACCATCAGTCGCATCAAATCGCGGCAACGATGGGGCCACGTTCATTGACTGTCAGTCCCAAATCCTGAGTCAGGAATGTTGTCGTAGCCGATGAGGACGGTGCCGGGGCGCGGCGCAAACGAGAGGTTTGCCGCTGCCGTGTCCTGCGCCACCGCTGTCTCAAATTCCATCAGGTAATCGCGGTAGAGGGCGGTCGTGTCAAAGCCCTTCGCCTCAAAATACTTGAGTTTTGTACCCAGCACCATTAAGCGATCTGGGTAGATACAAGTGTCATCGTCAGCGGTAAACGAACTCTTGGGTACGCCTGCCGCGCTTTCGGCCCAAGATCGGCTGCGGTACTCAAAGCCGAGAAGTTCGCCTGCGTTCATGCCCGGCCAAATCTGAAAGTATTTGCCGAGGAGACGCCAGCGGATACGCGGGCCGGTGCTAATGTAACCCGAGAGCAGCCATTCCCATTGCTGCGCGGACTCGGGGCCAAGCATTTCCCAACGCTTGCTCTTGTCCCAATGGGTGCGGTTGACCGTGCTGTTGTAGTCAGCGGGCAGGTCGTATTTGACCTTTTGGAAAATCAACTGACCGCCAACCTGCGCCTCGGTCGGC